TAGTCCAGTAGTCCTCACTCATCTATACTTCCTCCACCAAATTACCTTACCATTTCTCTTCATAACCAACGACACACAATACTGATGTCCACCTCTAGCTTCATACTCAAGAGACTTAATGTAACACTCTCTAGAACTAGGACATAAGTATGTACCACTAGTACCATTAACCATAGTCACATCCATAGTAATTCTATCAGTAGTGAAGTCAGCATGTGCCTCATACATAGTACCTGCTAGAATGACTCCAGCTAGAAATAACCATTTACGTCCAATTAAGGGTTTCTCTATCCAATCCATATTGTCCACTTGCCTTGAGTGTAGCTTCCAAGGGGTCATCCATTTTTTGTAGCTCATTATTTCTCCTGTTGTTGTAAATTATCACCACCCTTTGTGGTAAATTGTAGACCTCCCTCAGGTGTCCACACAGTAAACTCTTCGGTATCCTCATTAAAATCCCTTAACATATATACAAGTTGTGCCTGTGTAATAGCAAATTCCTCATCACACTTAGCATGTTCATAGCATTCCATGATCTGGTTCCAGTACTCTTCCTCTGTAGGATCCTTAAGTTGTCCTAGTATCTTTGTAGCCTTCACTTTACCTATCCTAGGGCAGCCCTTAATACCATCTACACTATCGCCTTCCAAGGCCTGTCTCCAAAACCAGTAGTTGGCCTCTTCTTGATCTACAATGTAGCGTTCCTGTGTATTGTAATTGTAGTGAGATCCATAGGCTTGATTAAGATCCTTGTCGATATGACATAAAACATACTCACCTGGTTCCTGATACATCCTAGATACACATACATCATCCGCCTCTACATTGTCAAATAGCATGGCACCCATGTTATCTATCATATGTTTTCGTAGAGGTGTTAGTAGCATAAGTTCAACCTTAGGCTTCTTGCGGTTAGCTTTATATTCCTCACTAATATCATATCTAAAGGTTCTAGCAGGACTAAGTACTAGTACATGGGAATCAGTCTTTGTATGAACGAGTATCTCTTCTACAAATTTAACCATCTCTTCCTTAGCAGCGAGTAAATCTACAGTGACAGTACTGAGTATGTTCTCAGGATCACTATCATCCCATATACAGGTATCCTGGTGAATACTTGCATACTTGTAGACTATGCTATCTGCATCAATCAATGCTTTCATTACGTTTCCCCAATTCTCTTTCAATATACCACTTGGCCTTCTTAAGATCCTCAAGACCTCCATCATTATGCTTAAGGTCTGCACGCCATATGTATTTCATAGCATTCCCTAAGCAGAACCCCATGTGCTCTGTGATTTGTATGGCCTCTACACCACTAGGGTGACTCTTGTAGTGGTCGGGATTGATTGCATCTTTCTCTTTGTATATCATCCTTTATTTTCTCCTCTAGATTAAAAGTAATATACTCTTCATCCTTCTTAACTATCTCCTTGGTTACCACTAGGTGGTATATCCATTTGTCATTAAAGCCATACTTTAATTGTAGGCAGTCAATAAAGGGTTTGAGTATGTTGTCCACATCAGCTAGCTTAGAACTTAAGCCAACCTCAATGGTTAGTTGTAGTTCCCCCTCAGGAACCTCCAAATCTGGTAGTAATGGTAGTATCTTTCTCTCAAAGGTCTTGTACTTGTAGGACTTAACCTTTCTACCTAAGTACATCTCATTAGCACTCAGGGGTTTGATGTCAATTTTTGTCATAGTGTCTAGCGAGATACTTAAGGGCATTTGTTACACCACTTAAGTTATCCCCTAATTTACCTAGCCCTGTATTACAAGGCATACAAAGGATACCTCTAAAGTCTCCTGAGGTATGGCAGTGATCATATCCTAGCCTCTCAGTTCCTCCACATATCTCACAGCAATCTGAGGTAGCCATTCGGACCTCATACTCCTCCTTTGTAATACCATAGTATTTCTCTATGGCATACTCTCTTTGATACGCTAACCTTTCCTCTCTGTTTTTTTGGTAATATGTACCTTCTTGCATTCAAACTCCTCAGTTTAATTAATGAGTCTCCTCCCAGGTGTGGCCAATCTTAGCCTCGCCTTCAAGTTTAACTCTAAAGTGTAGAATCTCTTCTGTCTTAGCAAAGGCCTCTACACAAACCTTCGCTATCTCCTTGGATAATTCCTCATCTACTTCGATCTGTATCTCATCATGGATATTACCGATGAATTCATATTCCTTTCCTGGAGTATACCCTAGTTTTTGTAGGTCTTTATCAACTTGAACTAGGTAATACTTCATTACCATTGCACCCGCACCTTGTAGTAATACATTCAAGGCACTATGATCACTACGGATGTAGTACTTTCTCTTATTAAGACCTAGTAGGTACCCCTTATGTGCTTTATCCTTCACTGCATCACTAAGTTGCTCCAAGGCTGGTAGCTTAGCAAGGAAACGGTTCTTTAATATCTTACCCTGTTTCACACTACCACCTACGATCTGGCCTAGTTTAGCTACACCAGCTCCATATAGGAAACCATAGATGAAGGTCTTAGCTTGATCACGTGTAGGTAAACCTGCGGCCTTCTGATTAATTGTATGGATATCACCATTCACTACTTGTTCACCATACTCACCAGCATCATAGATAGCCATGTAGTGGGCGAGCATTCGTAGTTCTAGTCCGCTGGCATCACAACCCACGATGAGTTTACCCTTAGGTACCGTGAACAGTTGTCTACACTCCTTACCCATGAAACTGTAGGATGCAGGTGTCTGTGCTACATTAGGTTTATTATGAGTACATCTACCAGTAACTGCGCCTAATGTATTCACTTGTCCATGTATACGACCATCAGATTGTACTAGTTTCAGCCAAGCATTCTTACCCTCAGCTACCATACCCAGTATCTTCTGAGTTAAGAAGTATTCCCTCAGTAGTTTAGCCTCAGGGAACTTAACCCCCTTTAGTACTTCCTCATTAATAATTGGAGTACCTTTCTCAGTTTTCTTTGGACTCTTCCATCCGTAGACCTCTTCCATCCACCTGCGAATGTGGGTTCTCGATCCAGGATTGAAGTAGACCGTTTCCCAGTAGCCCCACCCTTCTTTCTCGTCATTGTGTGCTCCCTTCTTGATCTGGTTTTTGTAGCGTACAGATAAGTCACCCTTCTGTGTATACATAGGTGCGGGCTTAAGAGCTACCCAATCCTGCAAGGGCTTAAAAGTTTCCTCTAACTGTGTAAAGAGTTTCTCTTTCTTCTCAATTAGAAGGACATGTAAGTCCTGTGCTTTCCTTGTATCAAAGAACCATCCGTGTTGTACCTGTCTTTGAATGATACGGGCAAACTGTTGCTCGATACGCAACGCCTCATTAGGTACCTTCTTAGCTACCAAACGTTTGTACAATACTTGGTTTAGGTTAACGTCCTGCTTACAGTACTCTAACATTTCCTCACTGAAGGAGTCCCAGGCATCTTCCTGCTCACCATAGGTACCCTTGTTTGTATTCAAGCGATAACCCCATGACTTAAGTCCGTGTAAACCCTTCATCCTAGGTGGTAACTTAGTGTCCTCATCTAGGTGTTGCAGGTTGTAGTAAGCCAATCGGGATAATATAAGAGTATCTACAACCTCACAATGATCCCATAGGTCTACACCATACAACTTCTTGATCACAGGGATGTCAAAGGTGATGATGTTGTGACCACCAATTACATCAGCAGCCTTAAGATCCTCAATTAGTTTAGGTATATCACTAGGTCTGTACTCTGTGTATACATTTGTATCTACATCATAGGTTACCGCACAATGAGTTGTTGTAGCGGTGTCTAGTAAGCCATCTGTCTCCAAGTCAAATATTAACATTAAAATTCCTCCAGTACATTACCTTCCTCATCTACAAAGCCTGGTTCAAATTCCTCATGGTCATACTCAGACATACGTCCTGTCTTCTTATTGTATTCCAAGGTATCCGCGAGGCCTACATCGCCTACAAATCTATTCTTAAGAACTCGTAGCTTCACGTGGTTACCAAACTCAGCATCCTGCATGTCCCTCTCAACACCTACAACACCATCAGATAGTTGGGCGATAGCACCAGAACCTCTAAGTTGTGCAAGTGATACTGTAGCACCATCCTCATGTCCTTTATCACCCTGCGGTCTGCGTAGGTGTGAGACTACAATGATTCCTGCTTGAGTTTCCTCAGCTAGACTACGTAGGTTTGTCATCAAGGCATCAATAGCCTTACGTTCATCCCCATCATTGTTACCTGAGACTACAATAGATACGTGATCAAGTACTAAGAAGTCTACCTCGTTCTGTAGTACTAATAATCTCATCTTTCTCAGCAAATTTTCTGATTCTAATGAGCCGAAGTGATCGTAGAAGTAAAGGTTACCACCACCTAGGACAGCATTAAAGGCCTCACGTTTCTTATCTAGAGGTACCTGAGTATAATCGTAGGACATTGGTTTATCCATGTACATACCCATGAATCCTAGAGCACTACGCTTAAGGTTTTCCTCAAGGGCGATGTAGCCTACCTTAAGACCTTCAGTCATCACTAGGTGGTATGTAATTTCCTTAACGATTGTTGACTTGCCTACACCTGAGCCTGCGGTAAAAGTGACAAGTTCACCCTTACGAAGCCCTTGAAATTTTTCCTCTATTTTTGAAAAGGGGTATGTGTAGGTCTCAAAGACTTCATCAACTGATACCAAGTCCCATAGTTCATTACCATTCTTAATACCATCAATGATCATAGGGGAAGCGTTGTAGGTTGCACTAACAACCTTGGAACGGCCTTGATTTATCAAGAGCTCATTAGCATCCTTAAACCCTGTACCTTGTATTACCTTAAGGTGGCCAGGTTTCTTAAATAGCTCAGCCACATCCTCCACCGCCTTCTTACCTGCATCATCATCATCAAACCATAGGACTACCTCATCAAAGGATAGTACCCATTCTAGGTTAGCCTTGATGTTTTTGTAGGCACTATTTGCACCATTAATTAAGGATACTACGGCAAACTTAGCATCATACGCAGTAGCTACTGAGAGGGCATCAATCTCACCCTCAGTGATAATTACCTGCCTTGAGGATCCTGCACCAAAACACTGTTGGCCAAAGAGACCTACACCATCTGTAGTACCTGCTACTGAGAAATCCTTATTTGATGTTCTAATCTTTTGACCAGTAAGTTTCTTACTATCTCGGTCGTAATAATTAGCAATTTGGATGGCCTCACCATTCTTTTTATTGCCTACCATGTACCCATATTTTCTACATATTTCTATAGGTATATTACGGGATTTTAAGTCTTTATATTCCCCATCATATAATCTGTAGTCCTTGAATACTGGATCCCGTGGGACATTATCAAGCTCTGCAGCGGTTAGGGAATCATATTCCTCATTGATACGCCCCTTACCACATTTGTGGCATGAGGTTCCCCCATCAGTGTAGAGTGCCCCTGCATCGGAGCTACCACACTTCTCACAGGGTATGTGTTTTATGAAGTCCCCCTTGGACTCATCTTTAAAAGTACTCATACTTATTTCTCCTTCTGTTTTAAGTTGGCGTAGCATTACCTGTTAGGAACCATAAGTAGTCATGGGGCTACATAAATTGAACCCCTGAGTAATCACTCTCTGAGGAGGTAGGTGGTAGTGGAATGCGACCCTGACTACCGCAGGTTTAACTATTTCCCCTAAGACCATGAATTATCTTAAGAGAGGCCTACACATTCTATAGGCGGGAGATTAAAAGTCCTCGTCTGTGTTTACATCACCATCATTAGAGTCCTCAAAGCCTGAGCCTGATTCATCACCGAAGGCATCATCACCACCTGAGTACTCCTTAAGGTCAATGATTTGTACCTTCTTTAACTTGTAGGAAATACCTACTGAGTTATCTGAGGCCATGTGGTATGGTGATGCCCAGATCTGTAGTTTAAGAGTACTACCATTGCCAATTAATGATTTAAAGTCTTCCTGCTCAATACCCTTAGCATTGAATACTGGTACTGTTACAGGGTTACCATCAAAGTCTACTGCGTATGCCTTAGTCTTGATCACTACAAGGCCTGTGCTATTACCTTCCTTGTCCTCATCATCCTTAACGATATCTCTAATGACTAATTTGTTAGCCTTAGCCTCACTTAGGTTACCCTTAGCTTCCTTAACCGCAGCATCTCGGAGTTTCTCCATTGTTGCGATGAATTTAGCTACGCCCTCATCTGCTGGGTCTACTACAATGCCTGCCTCGTATGTACCCTTAGGATTAAACTCGTAGCTCGGTTTGTCTACCTTAGTCCATAGTGATTTACCTGCTGGTGTTACTAGTGACTTCCCTTTTGTTTCCTGGATTGCTCCCTTTCTTTGTGTATTTGCCATGTGGCCTCCTACTGTTATTGTTTAAATAAATCCTTCATGACACATTTGTAGGCATCATGAGAACTCTGAAATAGCCCCATCTGTTCCATCTCGTCTTCACGGGATAGTCCAAGGGCTAGTCGCTCATCTTGTAGTATGGTTAATTCCATACCCAGACAATCAAGCATCCCTTTAATAAGGTGCAACTTTGCTTGAAATCTCTCATCAGGTGCTACATATTTATCTTCTATGTTATTCACCTGCTCATTGAAGGAATCTAGGAGACCTTCTAATGTTTTTAATTCTATACTACTCATTCATTCCTCAAGTTTATTATATGTTCTAACTAGGGGCGTACTCCTAGACTTTCTACACCCCTTTTTCCTTAAAAATCAATACCTTAGGTTGTGGATAACTTTGTGGATAACTTTTAAGAAAAGAAGTAAGTTGACTGCATTACCTCATCCAGATCAAGGGTATTAATCATGACCTCACCTGATGATTCTACTAGATGGGGTAGTATTTGGTCAACCCAATCGAATAGAGGATCCTCCTTAAAGAGTTCTACAAAGGACTCACGGACTGCGTGATTTAACTTAGCTACATCATTAGCAGGTACCCCAAAGGAATCATGGATAAGCATAAAGTTATCTACCCCTTGTTTCCTTAATTTTTCTACCGTAAGATACATTAGGGTAGCATCCAGGCTATGAATAAGATTAGGGGCGATGCCGTTCTTCTGTTGCCTCTTATTAACATTACTCTTAGCTGTCCTAATTGAGAGTCTACCTAGTACTGTGCGTATTTCCTTCTTCTTAGTTTCCACTTTCCATTGTACCACTGGGAAATTAAAGAAGGGTGTCTTCCAGAATAGAGGTATGTTTTCCTTATGTAGATTATAGTACTCTGTTACCAGTGATTTAATATACTCCTGTCCCACGATAGCACTAGGTACAATCTTGGCAATTGAGGACTTATTAAGTTCTACTAGTAATTTCTCTACAATCCACTTCTCACCTTTCCAGAATACCTGCTCATTGTCCTTCATCTCATCCAGAATCTCACGTATTTGGTCAAACATACCCCTTTGAGTAACTGAGTAGGGGATGGTCATCACATTACGCTTAGTTAACTTACGGTCTACATTACCTATGAGGTCTTGTACAGCCTGTGCAGTATCTACAATCTTAAACTCACCTGCACTGTCCGTGAAGGATAACTTCTTAGGGTACTCACCTGATGATAACCTAATGTTTACCTCATCCGCTACATCTGTATATACATCAGCAGGTTTATCAGCGGTGAATCCTGTACCTTTATCTACAACATTAACCACTGAGGCACCCTCATGATCCCTTAGTAGTCCTGCGTATAACTGTAGACCACTACAAGTAGCGTCAAGACTGACTGGTAGGCGCACCC